GGTGCCGGAAGGTCTGGATCCCCCGAACCTCACGCATGTGCATGTGGAGGGGATGCGGATCTTCGGTGGTGAAGGACTTGGCATTGCCCGGGATGAAATGCCACAGATTCCCCGGAAGCATCGAGCCCAGTTCCTCCAAGAGATGGAGGAGGCAGGCGTCAAGATTGTGGAAGAGTCGGTGGACCCTCTCACGCTGAAGCCCACCCAGAAAGAAGTGTCCGCGAAGCAAGTGGGGGAGATGCTGGATCGGTTTGATCGGGGAGAGGATGACCGAGGGTTTCCACCGCTTCTTGTGTCCGATGAAGACCGTGTGCTGGACGGGCATCACCACTGGGGGACGATGGCGGCATTTGCCGTGGACGTCCCCGAAGCGACGGTGCCGATCTACCGGTTGATGATTGGAACGGAAGAAGCTCTTGCCTATATGCATGCCTACGACAAGAAGTATGGCATCGTGCGGAAGGCGATGGGGCAGAAGTGGGACGCAAGCAAGCATCCCCGAGATGAACAGGGTCAGTTCAGTGAATCGTTCCACGGCACCACTACGACCACGATTGAAAGCATCAAAGCGCACGGGTTACTAGCTTCAAAAAATGTGGATGTGCGTGGGGACCGCCCGAAGTCTATCTTTGTCACGACCAGTGAACGTCGTGCCCACTACTACGGCCTGTATCACGGGGCTGAGAAAATTACGGTTGGGCCAAGTCGGGGATTCTACGAAGGCAGCTATGCCATTGTCAAAGTCGAGATTCCAGTTGAGCATTGGGACAAGTATGCGCTGGAAGACGAAGAAGATGATGAGGGGTCGTACCGATTTGAACAAGATATTCCTGTGGAGTGGATTAAGTCCATTGCAACCGTAGGAAAAGAAGGAGCGATCAAGAAGATTGAACACTTCGACGGGAAGGGGTGGAGCACCGTCTACGAGAGCAAGACGGCCAAGAGTGACGTGCGAGTGGTCTATGTGCCCGTGCAATTAACTGCACAAAAATGGGACGAAAGCCAACACCCCCGGGATGACGACGGACAGTTTGCGAAAGCCGCTATTCAACGGGGACAAGCCCATACGGTGTCTGAAGACGAATTCCTGAAGTATCACAACACCGGGTACATCGAATCGAACGCCTACGAGCGGTATGAAGCTGGGGAACTGGACTTCATTCACCGTGAAGATTTCCAGACACTGCTTGAGACTCGTGAGGTGAATGGTCAGACGGTCGAGATCCGATTGCAAGCTGAACCGAGAGTTTACAACAAGCGAACAGTAGCCGCTTCGGACGCAGAACGAGAACGTCTCTACGAAGAGTATGAACAGGAAGCCAAGAGACTCGGCACCTCTCCGATGATGGCCGGGATTGATTTGGGCCGGGACTCGGAAGCCTACGAGGCCCTGAATGTCTTTGCACAGCGTTGGTTGAATAGTGGTGAAGAGTGGGTCCGTGATGCCCACGGGAATCTGGTGCCCTTGACTCCGGAGGAGGTGCAAGCCCAAGGCTTACCTACGGTGAGTTATACCGTAGGTGCATTTGTGGGGGACAAGGCAATTGGGTATGCGGATGATGAATTTGGGGCCTCCGGAGTGTATCTCGCTCGGGCGTATCAACGCCACGGAATTGGACTCACCTTATTCAAGACCTATCTTGAAAAGAGCGGGAAGCTGGCGAAGGGCACCCAGATAGGTCAGATGACGCCCGCTGGACAAGCGTTAGTACGTGCCCTGCATCGGCAACTGGTGAAAGAAGCGAAGAAATGGGATGAGGCTAAACATCCACGAAATGAAGAAGGTCAATTTGCGGCGAATCGTTTGGCGCAGTTGAAAAAAATTCTTCCAACAACAACTAATCCACGAGAAACATCGTTTTTATTGCCTGATGGGACTCGTTTGCGAGCCGTGAGTGAAGCCGGAGAATATCAGCCTCATGAGAGAGCTATTGGGCGTGCTGGATTTACGATGACTGGCTTGTTAAGTTTGGGTGTAGCGCGGGTGGTGCCACACGTTGGTATAGAAATTGGTAAACCGCTGACTCAAACACAGGCACAAATGCTTGCGGATGATTGGATTGAGTATCAGGATTCTATCGTTGTGGAAGCGGTAGATATTACGGCACAGGATCGTGAAATTATTGTATCGAAAGAATTTCACGAGCCAAATGAAGGATTGTTATACGCTTTTAGCAAACATGCTTTTCAACGGGTGAAGAAAGCTGATCCGACAGGGCGCTATGTTACTCCCTTCGTGTCCTTCGACAAGCAAGGGGATGAGCAGCTACGCATGATTGCCAGTCTGAATTCCAGTCGGCTGGCCACATGGGGGTTTACCGCTGAGGCCGAAGTGTGAGGCATGGCCCGCTACAAGCTCACAGCGGTCCTTGATGGACGGACCAGCAAGTTTTGTCGGTTGGTGGACGGGAAGATCTTTAGCGTGCCGGATGCTCGCCGGAAGGTCATCGAAGTGTTGAACGTCCAGAATCCTGAAGACTTACGGGTGGTGCAACCGTGGCCGAAACAAACCAAGCAAGCACTGGCCGAATTTGCGGCGATGACCCCAGCCGAGTTGACGGAGAGGGGCCTGCACATTCCACCCTACCATCCTCACTGTCGGACGATCTGTCGAGCCATCCAGACGAGCATTGGCGAAGTCAAGGAGACGGTGCCTACGATCCCAGCGGGCACGGAAGCCTTTCAGCCGGTGACTCAAGCGGACCTGAAGGAACTGGGTGTTGAGGCGACACAGGAACAAGTCGATCTGTGGAATGCCCATATCGGCATGACCCCTGTGGAGTTGCTGTCCAAACTCTCCAACATGCCTCCTCGCGAAGTCATGACCAAGGGGAAGGGGGTGGGCTCCAATCCCATCACGTTTGACGCAGGGACGATTGGCTTCAATGTCCGTGGCGCGGACCCCCGGGGGGTGGAATTCAAGCTGGGAGCCATTCTGGACCCTTTTACGGGCATCTACTACCTGTCACAGGCGCAATTGATTGCAGGGACACCGAAGGCCGAGCTTGCGTTCATGAAGAACCTGTTCTCGTCCCTGATCGAGATGGGCATTAAGTCCTCAGCGACGTCCATTGCGGTAGGGGTGGCAGGCAATGCTCCCTACTATGCCCGGTTGGGATTCCTCCCCGATGAACTGGAATGGGATGGCCTCCGGAAGTTTGCCTTGACGGAAATCGAAGGTTCGTTGATTGACGTCATGGCGTCTTTTGCTCCGGAAGATCGTCTATTGATCATCCATCTTCTTCAAGACAAGTCGGTGGGGGCGCTTTCGGCTCTGGTGGAATTACCCTTCAGATACAAGGGGAAGACCATCGGTGAATGGCTGTTTGGAGAAACGACAGGCACATGGGCACTGGACCTATTGGATGAGATGATGGTGGCGCAAGCGAAAGCGTATCTGTCATGAAGATTATTCCCAAGCCCTTTGTCCACACTCATCGTCAGGATATCCCACCGATTGCGGCACTGACCGCGAATCCCACGGTGCTGAATGCGATAGCCTATCAACATCTGGTGACCGAGCACAACGTGGATCCGGATCGCGCCCAGCAACTTCTTGCACCCCCCAGAAAATAGTTGTTGCATTCTGTATAGTCCTGTAAAATACCTGCATCTTCTGTGCAATCAATTGCACGAGTGAGGGAGTCGGTATGCCGTTGCATTTTACAGGACTGGTGTCACGCTACAATCTTCGCCATCCTGACGAAGAATCTCCCTCCCCTCCGGTCTATGACCACGTTCTGAAGTACAACCCTCACCACGATCCTCAAACCGGTCGCTTCTCGGCTGGCTCTGGCGGCATGAACATGCGCCGAGGTGGCACCGAAGGATCACCGACTGAGGATGCGTTCGGGCATCCCCTCAAACCCAGACGTGGCCCCAGTTCTCCTTACAAACCAGCGGTGAATCCTGCGGCGATTAGTCTGAGTAACGCGGGACGACGGGCATCGGCTCAAGCCGTGTTTCAGTCGTCTGCAAAAACTCCGTTGAATCGAGCTATTAGCAAGGTACCGTTGAAGCAACGGGCTGAAGCGGCCAGACAGTTCGTCAAACAGCAACGAAGGACAGAATTCAAAGCTCTCGGCAAACGATCCTAAGCTCATGCCCCTCACTACAGGACTCACGAGTCTGACGGCGGCGAAAGGCGAAGGCCATATCCATTCGGATAAATGGCACCGCTGTATTCAGCACGTCAAGGCGAAGGGTGGGGGTTACGATCCGTATGCCGTGTGTACCTTCAGCATCGGCTACAACGAGTCCATCAACAAGGAACATCAGACCCCCGGCCCTCACTCCTCACGAGACACCCGCCGTTTCAAGAGACGCAAGGAACGCCAAGAGAAAGAACAGAAGATCGATTTTGCGGCGGTTCTCAAATACAACAAGTGCCATGATACGGGTTCAGGCCATACGGGACATTTTGCGTCGAATTGTGGGAGTGGCGGGAGTGGGAGTGGCAAGGCGCTCAGTGGTAAAGAACGTGACTTAGCGATGGATGCCGCCCGTAAGAAGCGGAGTGGAAAAGGAGTGGCCCTTTCTACGAGCTTGTCTCCCTCCCAGAAGCAGATGCAGATTGAGCTAGCCCGACAAGCGAAGAAGCCTGTCCACAAGGTCCATAACGCCGAAGAAGCCGTGGCTCTGGTGTTGAAGGGTGAGAACGTTGAGATTCAAGACACCAAGCATGTGCATACCCTCCTCAAGAAGCTCGGGGAGATGGCGATAGAAGCGAAGAAGAACAAGTCAGAAGCGGCCAATTTCGATCCCTGCACCATTACCGTGAAGGGTGTGAGCTTGTTCTGTTCGGAGAAAATCAAGACCAAAGAATTTCCTCACGGCATTCCTCGTATTGAGATGCCGCAGTTCAAGTCCAAGAACCCCGTCCCGGGGAGTGAAGCGGACAAACTCCCACGGAAGCATGGGGAAGTGGATGCGACCCAAGCGTTTCTGGATCACTTAGAAGCGAGTGGAGTCAAGACCGATCCCAATGGCAAGATGCTCGCTCGGAAGCTGAAGGCCAGTCAAGCCGAGATGGAAGGGGCCAAAGTTGCGGGCATGATGTTGAACCCGGAGTTTAACCCCAAGGTATCGAAGATTACGGTGTCCCGAGATGGCTAT